TGTATTACCATCCATGCACTGTGAACCAAAAGCAGTATTTTCTCGACCTGATGTATTAGATGTTAATGCTTGATAACCTACTGCAGTGCAGTTACTTACAGTTGTAAGTTTTGCTAAAGTGTCATTTCCTACAGCAACATTACCAGAACCAGTTGTGAGATCATCAAAAGCAGAGTTACCCAAACCAGTATTGTTATCTCCAGTAGTACAGGCTTGCAAACAGTTGACTCCAACGGCTGTATTAGCATTGCCAGTTGTATTAGCAGTTAATGCTTTTCTACCTACGGCTACCTGATCTGCCCCTGTTGTGTTTGCTGCTAAGGCTAAAGCACCTAAAGCCGTATTGTTGCTTGCAGTAGTGTTTGCATTTAAAGCATCATGCCCCACCGCGGTGTTCGTAGCACCTGTTGTGTTTGATGCTAACGAATTTTGTCCTACGGCTACATTTTGATTTGCTGTTGTGTTGGCCGCTAAAGCACCATACCCGACACCTACTAAAGAAACACCTGTTTGATTTGCATGAAGAGCAAGCGAACCTACAGCGGTGTTATTATCTCCTGTTGTGCAATTACCCAAAGACCCGTTTCCACAAGCAGTATTGTGATCTGCCGTGGTAGCGCTTACTAAAGCATCTTTACCAAAGGCACTATTATCAGATCCTGTAGTATTGTTTGATAAAGCCGCTTTACCCATTGCTGTATTATCACTTCCAGTAGTATTAGCATCTAATGAATAAGAACCCACCGCTGAATTGTCTGCTCCGGTAGTGTTGGTAAGCATAGCCTGACGGCCTACGGCAGTATTGCCTGAAGCTGTGGTATTTGCTCCAAGTGCATTTACACCAATTCCAATATTGTTAGCACCGGTAGTATTGGCGTCTAATGCATAAGCACCTACGGCCACATTCTCACCACCGGTAGTGTTTGCAACCATTGCCTCTCTTCCTAAGGCTGTGTTGTTATTTGCAGTCGTGTTTGCTCCCAATGCGTTAGTACCTAGCGCAGTATTCGATACACCGGTGGTATTAACATCTAAAGAAAATGTTCCCACAGCAGTGTTTTCTGAGCCAGTGGTGTTTTCTCCTAAAGCATTCCTTCCCACGGCAGTGTTGTTACTTGCTGTAGTGTTAGCGTCTAATGCACCAGAACCCACAGCCACGTTATCAGCACCAGTTGAATTTACTTGCAAAGCAGACTCGCCTAAAGCAGTGTTGTTTGATGCCGTAGTGTTAGCCGCTAAGGCAGAGGCACCCACAGCCACATTAGTTGCACCTGAAGTTAATGCAGTAAGAGCATTTTTACCGATTGCAGTATTATTTCCGCCTGAAACAGAAGCATCTAAAGCGGTTTCTCCAAGAACAGTGTTACCAGCTACAGAGTTTGCACCTTTACCTACAGCTACAGAATTTATTGTCGCATCAGCAGTCGAAGTTATACCACCACTCAACGTCCTTAAATCAATCCAGCCATCATTAGCTGTATTTCTCATTTTTAATATATTGTTACTTGTATCAGCCCAAAGCATATAGCTTGCAGTAGTAGAGGGGGCAGAACCAGAACTATTATTTGTTAATATTGCTTGCAGTACATTATTTAAGTCTGATCTCACGTTTGCGCCAGTACTATTATCAATAACGTAATCGTGGGTAGCCATTGCAGTCTAATTTTTCTTTAAGGTTATCATAATTTATGAGCCTCGACCAAAACCAGTTGCAGTAAATTTAAAATCTCTGTTTACATGACTTGAGCCATTTTTAATATCTATATTAAAACCACTGCCTGTAATAGAAGATAATGCAAAGAAATCTCCACTTTGTGCATTTTCTATTGTAATTCCTATTGATGGTAAAACTGCATTTGCTGCAACGCTGGTGCCAGATTGACCTGTGAAAAATGTATTTGTGAATGTAACTGATTTTTGAGAAGTACCTGACGCAATTATTCCGTTTGTAGCCCCTGCATTTCCAAGACTTGTTTCTGTTCTACTTTCTAGTTCTGCTGTATATCCAAGCTGATCTATTTCTATTGATTGCGCTGGGTCATCAGAATCCATTTCACATCTAAATTTAAATCCTCGACCAACATAAGTTCCATTAACAAAAGGATTAAATCTTGAAAAGTTTGCCCCATAAGTACAAGAAGTTCCACTTGATATTGTTGCACTTGTAGCTGAAGTTACTGTAAAAGTGCTTGCACTTGGAACAGTTACAATTTCATAATTTCCATCTGTAGCAGATCCAGCAGTAAAGTCAATAACTACAAAATCACCAACTGAATATCCATGTGAACTCTTTGTGATTGTAATAGTTGTCCCGCTTTGTCCATATGTTGCAGAGGTTGACAAGTCAGGATCAAGGTCAGTCGTGGCAACTAATAATAATGCCCCGACATCAAATGCAGTGGCACCATCGAAATCTGTCCATGTATCAATATTTGCTGATCTTTTATCAATTAAGTCATTTGGATAAAAACCTTGTGTCACAAAATGTCTTCGTAATCTTAAAGGTTGTTTGCCACCTAAATCAAGAGTATTTGCAAATTCATATGAACCGCCAGTAATATCAACTGCGCCAAGAAAATCAAAATCAGCAATCGCATCAAAATCACTCACACCATCCAATTCATCAAGAGAACCGAGAACAAGTCCATTAACATCATCTGAAAAGAAACAATCAACTTTTGTTCCCGCAAAAGGTGTCGCATCTAAATCCTCTCTATCAACTAAAATAGAAAGTTTTGGTAATGGATCAGGGCTATTAACAATTACAGATGTTTCACCAGAACTAAGTCTGCCACCATCATCACGAAATTTTAAAATGTATTCTCCAGTTACAATATTTGGAACAATCGACTCACTGACATTACCAGCCAAAGCGGGGATAACATCAACAGAATTTGTAAAAGTTGCAGTCCCATCTGCAATATTACTTCCTCGCACTACCACGTTTCCACCATGAACAACGTCAACATCTGTAGCTTTATCAAATCTAAGTCTTACAAATTGGTCGTTTATAGGTTCAATTCTTAAGTTTGTGACATCCTGTGGTAATGCTGTTTTACCTACAGCTTGAAATGTTAAATCAGTTGATGTAGCGGAAAGCTGGCCTTGTACATTATAACTAAACACTTGTATTTCGTATGTTCCAAGCTGACTATTAAATATAACAAAATCAGGTCTAGAAACTCTTTCAGAAACAAAGTTTCCATTTTGGTATCTATAATTTACCTGATATTCAATAACACCAACAATAGGCTGCCAACTAATAAATATTTTTGAGACTGCCTGATTATTTATAGGAACAATAGTTTCTACAGCAGAAAGTCCAACTGGTGGTGCTTTAAGCTCATTTAAAATACTTATACTTCTTGCTGGTAATGCAGTTCCATCTTCAATAAAAGCATATTTTCCTTCTACATACGAAAGTGCTGTGATCGCATAATTTACCCCATCTTGCTCCTCAACTGTAATTACTCTGAATTTTTGCGATTGAACAGTTACGTTTGAAATCATCCAAATTGTATTTACATTAGGTGTTTGTGAAAAAGCGGAAGAAACTGTTACAGTTCCACTTGAAACACTTGTAATTGTTCTACTTTCAACAGTGCCATCTGGTAAGACAATAGATAAAGTTGCATCACCAACAGGATTGCCAGAGGAATCAACGGCAAAATCTGTTGCATCTGTATCGTCAACAGTCACCACAGTTGTTGAAGTTACAGCTTTTAATCTTCCACCTCTTCTAACTCCAGCCCTAACAGGGTCATTAATTTCTATGATTGCTGCTGGTCTTACAACTGCTCCAGCATCTATTGATGTTGTAAAACTTACAAGCTCAGATTCATTTTGTTCCGCAAACAATATTGCCCTGCCTAATCTTGCAGCTTGACCCCTTGATGTACACCCAAAGCCTTTGACTTGTTTAGTTATTATTCCAAATTTACTTTGTGCAGTAGTATCCTCAACAACCTCATAATCTATCTCTTGACTATCCATATTGAAATATGAAACAGCAACAGCAGTATGTCTTTGTTTTAAACTGCTACCAGAATAAGAAAAACCATCAGAAGAAATATTGCTCAAATTAAATAAATAACTTGCATCTTTCGGAGAGTCTTGGGCAATAGTTATTGTCCCAGCAGACCAGATAGGCATACAACGCATTACGCCTGCTAGTTCATTAATGAGATCAAATGCTTCACTTGAAGTCTGTATATTTACGTTGCAACTAAACCTTGCTTCCTCTCCTCCTAACCCATCATCTACAAGAGTATTTGCAAACTTGCTTGCAGTAACAAAAGAAAATAAATCTAAGTTGCTGTCAGTAATATGATCTCCAAAACCATATCTGGTGTTAGTTAAAAGATCTAGTAAAATCATGGCTGGGCAAGAAGTCCAAACAGCTGCACCCATAACTCCATTAAAAATATATCCATCTGGGTAAACTATACGACCAGTTGTACTGTCAACACTAGGAGTACCTGAACTACTAGCACCCGCTGCTGGTATTCTTACTTTTATTCCTCTTATCCTATATTTTCTAGATGGTATAGAACTGAACTGCTGAGAATCAAGCCTTATAGCGTTATAAGCTGAGTTTGCATAAGTAGAGGCATCATCTATTATTTCTGAGAAACTTGTCCATTGAAAAGAGTCTACTAGACTTGAATCTGTGCTGTCTGCTGTTAATCTTGAAACTCTTATATCTACAGGAAAAGCACCTGTCACTTCAACTGAAAAATCTTTTTGAAAAGCATCAGCAGTTCTTCCAGTGACAGTATCAGTATGAACATCCGTAAAACCACCAGAATTATATTGTACAGAAATCTTAAATTGCACCGAAGAACCTAATAAATCTCCTTCATCTGTTGCTTTTTGGATTTGAGGAAATGTTATTGATACTTTTATACGATCTACTGACGTATTTGTAATTTGTCTAGTTACTGGAGTTGCTGCCGTAACTGTTACACCTACTGGAATTGTTGATTGACTACTTTCTATTCCAGCAATTTTTGTTTGATCTGCCGTACCAAATCTTGAATTAAAAGTAACATTTTGAAAATTAAAATCTGTATCTGCTGGACTTGATGAACTGGCTGTAGATTTCAATACTGGTGTGTCATTAAGAAAAACATCTTTTAAATATGCATTTGTATAAGCAGTTGATGTTTTATCTGTGATTCCTTCTTTAGATGCAGAGGCACTACCTTCTATTTCACCTTCAGACACTAAATCCAAAAATGTAGCAAACTGCTTACTGTGTAGTGTATCTGGAGTCCTTGTTGGCTGTCTTGGTGGGGGTGGACTTGGGGGACCACCAGAACCACGAATAATTTTTCTTTTATCGGTCATACCTGAACTTGCTCCGTATCAATGCCTCCAGAGATTACCACTGAGCCAGTAAATATCTCTCCATATACCAAAGGGACTGGAGTACCAGCTCTGCTAGTCTGCTGCGTCCCACTAAAACTGAATGACAGTCTTGGGTCTTGCTCAGAACTAAACTCAGGCATTTTTGGTACAGGAAACAACATACCACTAACACCACTAAGGACTAAAGAAGCACCAATACCAAAAGCAGCTTTAGCTCCAAGACTTGCCGCAGCAAAGCCTCCACCACCAGCACCAAAACTTATTGCACCAGAACCGAAAGCACCGAAAGCACCCATTGAAACGGCTATCAAAGCACCTCCAAGCAAAATTTTGCCTAAGTTCCCCCCTGCACCTTGTATGACAGGAACAAATTTTATTTCTGCTTGACCTGTAGGAAAATGTAACTGTTCAGTATCAATCTCTTGTTCGTCCACTAGAACTTTGTAATATCTATTTGCCATATAACTCTCTAATTTTGGAAAATTATTGATTAAAAAGCTTACAGCTTGTGCTGTTGAATTTACTGCTACATCGAACTCTCTATGTCCTGTGACTTCGACTAAATCACCATATAGTTTAACTTTCTTGAGCATAGCGTAACCTCATGCCTGTGCATTTCAAAAGCCATTCATTGTACGGCTCTTTACAAGATATTCTATCTGCTAAATGGTGTAAAACATTGCCATCTAGGAAAATCGCCACATGATTTAAACCAGCACAACCAATAGACATTAATAAAGCATCGCCATTTTTTAGTTTTTCCTCTGGTTTTAACTCTCTGAAACCAGTTTCCGAGAAACAACTTTCAAATAATGGATTATCTAAAAATTCTTGTGGTGTAGTAGGTCTGTCCCAATCTTTTAAAATGATATTTTTTTCTTCTTTGTACCAGTCTCTCACTAAACTCCAGCAGTCAGTCACACCCCATACCCATGGCCTTCCAAGTAGAGGAGGTTTATAGCCACAAGGCTCATAGTACCCCCATTGTTCTGTCTTGGGATTAACAATATGCCACGGAAGATTACTTTGTTTAACATAATCCTCTGGGTCAATAATAAAACATTGATAAGCTGTCATAGATAAATTACGACAAGGATAATATCTTTCTTTACCTCGAATATTTAACAAGAGACCACAAGATTCTTTAGGGTCTTGTTCTTTAGCATGAACCATAGCATAATCTTTCCAGTTCATATCTTGATACGACCAATACTAGGAAAATCTTTTCTAGTGCATTGACGTTTTGGCGCACGTACTCCAGCTAAGTCTATAGGCGCAGCTAATTCAAAGCTAACAGCGTCTCTAGTTTCAGATGATTTTCTGTCTATTGAATATATCTCTTGTGGAAATTCAGCGTTTGGGTCTGGAGTACCATAAGGGTTTATGCTTCCAGCAAAGTTGACAGCGTCAAGAAACTTTGCAAGTGTTCTTATCCTAGTCACTGTGGCACCTGTCAAATCATTACCAGTTGTTGTTTCATTAACAGTTAGCAAAATTGATGTAATAGTGCCGAGTGCATTACTTACAGTCAATGTCGGTCTTGGTATTTGTCCTTTTTGGAAAGCGAAGCCATCAGCTTCTATAGGAAATCTTTGATAAGAGTTACCAGCCCAAACAATCTCACCATTTGAATTTAAACTAGATCCAGAGTGAAACCTGTAAGTTTGTGCAGAACCATGTAAAGCCGCAGTTGTTGTAAGTGTAAAAAGCTCAATTATTGATGAAGGGTTTATCCCTTGAATATCACTAATAACACTAGAACTCATGGCTCAAACACCTCTCTAAATGTGCAGCTTAATTTAGCTCTATTGTTGTAAGGAATTGATTTTGTCCAGCTTTCGCAAACATATTGACCAGCCCCAGAAACAGTAACTGTAACATTACCACTGTTAGTTGCACTTGCAGCAGCAGTTGTAGTAAAAGTGTTTTGATCTGCGGCAA